CTTGGTTCTTCAGTATTATCAGCAATAAATACTGTTGTATATTTCAAGTCATTTACACTAATCATATCAATTTTCCTCTCTTATGTTTTATGGTTATCTTAAAAATCATATCCACAATTCTTACAGTGAAATTGTTTGCCAATTTTGCTCGATGCAATGTCTACCATAGCAGTTGATACAGCTCTATTTAACGTGCTGATATTCTCTATATCTGTGCTGCCACATGCAGGGCAATGTGGAATAGCAAGTTTGCTGTTTTTGTTTTTATTACTATAAAATTTTCTTTTATGTTTTCCGAGGTAACAAAAAATGAATAATAAACTATATGTGTCAAATATTGATCCAAATAAAAAAGAATCATGTGGCGATTATGATATTATTCTATGTGAAACAATTTATGATAAAAACGGCAAACCACTACCTCCACTTTCTGCTGGATCAGACAAAGTTAATATCGAATTAATATTCAAAATGTTTGAACAATTTCCAATGCATCAGATCTAAATGTTCTTTTGCTTCTTTATACGTAGTCATCTTTAACAAATCATAAAATAATTCTTTAAAAGCGGGAAAATCCTTTACTAATTTATTTGTAATACAATAATCTAATGTGATTTGATTATTCATTCCTATACACAACATAATTTCCGCACAATATAGAAAAATATGATAATAATCAACTACGTCAAATGATTCTATGTAATTTTTATAATTATTAATTTTAGTAAAGTCCTGAAATTCTTCTATAATATCTTCTATTTCTGAAGTGTTTACTACATTTAATTTGTCTACTTCTATTGCACGTTTAATAATTCTTTTAGCATGTTCTCTAGAATATCCTTTTAAAACTGTTTTCATAACAATATTTCCTTGATTGTC